ATATTAAAATGGCGAACTCTAAGAAAAACGAATTCGAAGTTTTTATGCTGGCCTTCCAGTTTAAAGCAGGGAGTGGCGGGAGTGTGGCGGTAGTCAATTCAACCACAGGACTTTCAGTAGGAGATGCGGTGAAGGTAATGGACGACGATGCTCCGATAACGAGCATGACCATTATTGCTCTGACCCCAACAACAGTCACGCTGTCTGCTCCGATAAGTGGTTATAGCTTGGATAAGGTTGCGAGGCTTGTTAAACCGCTTTAGGAGTCCAAATGTTCGGTAAAATTCTTAAAGATATTGAGGGAGTTAAAAGCTCTTTCTTCAAACTGAAGGGCGGTTTAAATTCTCGAAAATACCCTTCGATGATTAATTCCACCAACGTTCACTCGATTACCAACCAACCCGACTATCGGGATGGTGGTTGGAAAGAGTCTCGTGGTTATGCCTTCCATTGTGTTCGTGTTGATTCCAAAGGGGTAATAAAGCCGGACGAGGAGTGGCAAGAACATCGCCTTCAAATAAATCCTCAAGACCTTTCTCAAGATGAAATTTTTGCCATCCAAGTTACACCAACCTTCCGAGGCGTTCTAGTTGAACATCAGGGTGTGACAATTAAAGACATTACCATCTCAGGAACTACCGGCCTCTCTCCAAATCGTAGAGATGGTGGGGCCGACTCTCGTGATGGGCATCCTGTTATGCTCGAAGGCATATCGGGCTTCGAAGAGTTCCATGAACTCCGTTCGTATTTTAGAATGTATGTTGAGGCGAAAAGACAAGAGCAAAAAAGCGACAGTCAACTTCGCTTAGTTTATTCAAACTTTAAAGATAATGAATATCTTTTTGTCGAACCTCAAAAGTTCTCGATGAAAAGAAACTCTTCCAAGCCTTTTCTTTATGATTACAATATTTCTTTAAAGGCAGTTGGAGTCGCTTCTGCGGTCAAGGGCGAGGACAGGCTTGGTGGAATCCTTGGAAGTGTTGATGAACTTCTCGCCAAGGCCAATGAGTATTCTGCGCTCGCAGTTCAAATCATCAATGGTTCTTTTGGTTTGATTGCTCGATTTCAACGTGACCTAACCGCTACGGTTCTAGGCCCTCTTCAAAACCTGAACGCTGCCATTGACGCTATTCAAGGCGGGGCCGCTATGAACTTTGGAGAGTTTGGAATCACCAGACTATCGACACAACAACTTGATAACGAACTTAGAAAAATCGAATCTAACTTTAACGATGTAATTGGAAAGAACTCAAAAGAGTATGACAAGGCCACTGGCCGAACTCAAACACTTACATCTTCTATTGGAAGACAGCCTACTTATCAGGAGCTTCAAACATTAAATGGTATTCAGGCAGGGAAAAAGGCCTGTGCAATTTTGATGTCGAAATTGGAACTATTCGAACCAGATATCTTTACAACAAACGCACAAGTAATTTCATTATTCCCCAACGCTAACATTGAGGCACCTGCTTCCATTTCAACCACAACTATTAGCGGTGGTGACAATATTCAGACAATTGCCCTTCGTGAGCTTGGGGATGTTGACAAATTTAAAGAGATTGTCATTCTCAACAACTTAAAACCTCCATATATATCTGCGGCAGGAGGACCGGGTGTTCTTAAACCGGGACAGAGGATTCTTATCCCATCTGCGAAAGTTGCAAACGCCTCATCTGTTGTTAAGTCTCAGCGTTACAATATTACATCAGAAATGCAACAAGCAGAGATTGACTTAGGTGTTGACCTTAGAATCAATGATGACAGTGATTTAATTTTCACAAACACAAAAGACCTAGACCTCGTGGCCGGTGTGGACAATATGGTTCAGGCCATTGGGATTAAACTTCTTCTTGAGCAGGGTGGACTGAAGAGACATCCTTTTATTGGAACCAATCTTCAAATCGGTTCGAAAGTTAGAAACGGAAGTCTTACGCAGATTCGCCGTCAAATTATCAACTCGTTCAATCAAGATGCACGAGTTGATTCCATACCTTTCATTGAACTCATTCAGGAAGGTGGGACGATTCAAATTAATATGATGGTTAAACTGAAAGACGTTGACCAACCAGTTCCGCTACCGCTTACACTTAATGTAGGTTAATTCGATTGTAGGAGAAATAAATGGCAATTTTCAAGCCTCGTGTCTTTAGTGAAATTTATGGAGAAATGATTTCCCGCCTAACGGCTTCAACTCCATTGACAGATATCAACCATGGTTCGGTCCTGACAACAATGTTGGAAGCCGCCGCTCAAGAAGATGACGAGCAGTATTTCCAAATGCTCGAAATCATCAGGGCATATTCCATTGATACAGTTACGAGTGTGGACTTAGATAATCGTGCGTTTGAATATGGCATTACAAGAAAGATTGCTGCCAAGGCTTCAACACGAGTAACCATTGGTGACTCTGCTATCACGAAAGTAATGACAGGTATTTACTCGGGTCTTCCGGGTTCTCCTTCGGGCGCAGACAAGGTGAATGGAGATACCTCTGCCGGGTTCAGACCTAGCGGTACAATCATCATCGGTCGTGGGACAACACGAGCAGAAACGATAGCCTATAGCTCTATAACTGTTCAACCAACTTACGTTACTTTCAATCTTGCCTCAAATCTCCAATACGACCATGGGACAGACGAAACTATTATTCTTTCTCAAGGTGGAAACAGATATGTAGCTGCGGGAACAAAGGTCCAAGTTCCTTCTTCCGACCTTTCTCCGCAGGTTGATTACACTCTCGACGTTGAAGCTACTATTCTTGATGGTGAAGAAGAGGTTGAGAATATTTCTGTAACCGCTTCTGAAGCTGGCATGGTCGCAAACGTTCCTGTAGGAGCTATCAATTCTTTCGCATCAAAACCATTCCCAACAGCTAAAGCTTACAACCCTCAACGTGTAACCAACGGTGCTAACCCAGAATCAGACCAAGAGCTTCGTGACAGAATTAAATCACACGTACAGTCTCTTTCTCGTGGAACAATCGTAGCAATTATCAACTCAGCGGTCGGGGTTATATCTGCGCAGGAAAACAAGCGTGTGGTTTCTGCTTCTTTGATTGAGCCAACCCTTCCTGCCGATGTTGTTAAACTTTATATCGACGATGGGACAGGATTTATTCCTCTATACCGTTCTGTAGGGTTTGAAGTAATTACTGAATCTGCCACAGGTGGAGAGAAGTTTTTAAAAATAATTAACGTTCCTCTTGTGAAGGCGTTTGTTGAAACAGAAAACGAAGAACCTTTCAACCTGACAGGTGGTGAGACATTGTTCGTTGATGTTAATGGAGTGGTCGAAACAATCACTTTTTCTCCAAACGATTTCAACATACTTGGTGCGGCAACCGCTCAAGAAATTGTAATGAAGATTAACTCAACCGCAGACACAGTCGAATCTCGTAAGTCGAGCGGTGGAAAGAAAGTTAAAATATTCTCTCGTAAAAATTCTGAAGAACAGCTTCGGGTTACGGGTGGTGCTGCCAATGCTTCAAATAAATTAAAGTTTCCTACCGACGAAAAGTTTACAACAAAACTTTTCCTTCATTCGAATCATCGAACTAAGCTGCTATCTAAAGACGGTCAGACAGCACAAATCGAAGCGGGACGAACTCAAGCTTACGATATAAGCATTTCAAGAAATCTTTGCGTTATTGTCGATGGTAAGAAATCAAATCCTCAAAACGTTTGGCTTCATCCAACAGACTTTCCCGCTCCTCAAGCAACTTCTTTTGAAGTAGTTCAGCTTATCAATGCTCAACTCTCAGGTGCAATTGCCGAACGTTCTTCTAACAATACTAAGTTCCAAATTATATCAAACACAAAACGCTCATCAAAATCTATGCTTCAAATCGTTGAAGACTTTGATGCAATCTATGAATCTGGAATGACCACTTACTTTGGTATGTACGACATTCATTTCAGCACAATTCATTTCAACCTATCTCAAGTCTCATCAGCTTCGGTTGGACCCAAGTTCGAAGCATGGTCGGAAGCTCGTCAGCAATGGGTTGAGATTGGTGCTGTCGATGAAACTCTAGGCCTTCGTTTCTCCGGTCACGTTATTCTTTCTAAGCCTTCTAAGTGGGTGAAAAAAATTGTAGACGCTAAGGAGATGTATTGGGTTCGTATGATTCGCCAAAACGTTCCATCAACTGAACCTGTGATAGCTGCGGTGAAGATTGCAAACGCAAAC